GGGGAACGTGAGAGCTGAACCCATAGACGCGAACTTGGACAGGCGAACAATACCTTGTCCAGGAACATCAGCCTTCCGTGATCTGGAAGCGTCAACTGCCGCATGCAAATAGCGGAAATTGGCGAACAGATCACGTACGAGCTGATTTGAGACGCGATCGGAGGCCTCACTCAAATCGAGTGTTGCCAAGTTCCCAGTACGGGAACCCTCTTTGGCCATCTCCTGGTTAGGGTCTGGTCATCGAATCCGAGGAAGTGATTTAGGGAGTCAAACCTAAATCGCCCCTTAGAAGTTTTCCTTCTAAGGGCTTCCAGGAATAGCTCAAGAACACCCTGCTGTGCATATTGCATAGCAGTAGGTTCTATCGCTATTATCCTAGGCGCCTTCTGCGTCTTAGGTACAGGGATAACCCTCACGGGTTTCTCTGCACCGGGTTCGAGATGGACAACATCGGTATACTGGTCAAAGAATGACCAGTTTGGAATAAGGAATTCCCCAGCGGGAAAAACCTCTTCCAACCGATCGGTCCAGGTTGACAGCAAATACTTTGAGTTTCCACTCAACTTATCTGCCGTTGCCCCTGGTCCGTGTTTAGGTACTACTTCTCCTTTATAGAGTTTCACCTCCATATCAGAGAAGAGGGGCCTAAACAGAAGGTCCGATATACGCCTGAAGCGATCTCTATCGAGATCGGTCCGGGCATTGTCGGCACTTTTGACCATCTGCTCACACTCGACATAGTCGCGCATCGAAGCCCTCACCCTTGTATCGCTACAAGGGAGAAGGATCTTGCTAAACATCAGTGTTAACTGACGCATAGCACGAATTGCATCAATGCACGGCTCATCGAGCAACGTGCCACTAGCACGGTCGAACACACGATCGAGGAAACCTCCTAGAAATAGGGGGAGACCTGCTCTCCACCGAAAACCGGTGAAGAGATCGCGATCGACCTGTCCTCGGTCTAGACCTTTTTGGAGGTCCTTTCCGAATTCAGGTAGGGTTATCGTGAGAAATGATAACCCCTCATGTTCGCACCGACGCAGGACTATTTTGTAGTCCTGGGTGGCGCTAGTGCAACAGATGCTAGCACATTCGTATGCTAGCGTTTTCCAGAGCAACATCAGGCTTTTCAAAGCCCCTCCTTAAATAGAGGTGGTCTTTCCTTAGCCCGGTGTTCACGTGAGCTGGTAAGGAGAGAGGACTTCATGTCCCCTCTCCCCCCAACACGATCACTTAATCGAACGACATGATGCAAATAAGCATCAAGACGATCGAAATGATCTGAAGGCTGACAACCGCGAAGGCACAGAACAGCAGAAATTCAATTCTCTGTTCCGTAACCTGACGATTGTGCAACCTCTGTTCTGATACGTAACCCATAGGAGTTACGAAAGCTAAGCCATTTTGGCCTAGCTCTCGCCTCCCAGGAGCTTCGTAATCAGCAGATCCGAAGACGCTGTAAACTGGGTCTTAAAACCCGTGTAAACAGCGAGAGCCTCAGCATTCGTGTACCCTGCAACAGGCATGTCGAAGACGATGTAATTTGACATCGAAACCTTCACGTTCTGTGCAGGAATAAACGGATCTGAGGTCACCTTCGAGTGATCGATCCGGAGAACTCGGCGAGTCCTCCGCCCGTAGGCGGAAGAAGCGCTGAGATCAATCAGACCGTCAGCTGAGGTGTAGGTACTCTCATTCTGACCCGTACTAGTACGGGGCAGAGGAGTAGTAACTGCACTGATAGTGACAGTCTGTGGATCGGCGAACGCCATAGGCGTGCTCTCTTTCTACGAACATCATGTTCGCATGGTGTTTGGCGGTACAACCGCTAGCCACTCCGGCTTAAGCCGAGAGCGGCCGCGATGGAAAGCTGGAACGGTGACAAGCCGTCCCACGTCAATCCAAATCCGAAGGGGTTAGCCTGTATCCTCTTCTTGGTCTCTGTAACGAGAACAAGTGGGGGTACAGTCATGTCGGGTTTTCCGGAAATTCCGGAACCCCCAACATGGTTATAGGTATGTTTCACGATGGTATGTTCCATCATGTACCCATAACGCATAACCAGGCCCTGGGTCGCGTACGCACCGAGATTATGCAAATAATCTCCCGCGTTCGTGAACCAGTCAATGGCCCAGCTCCAGGGAGTCAGGTTCCAGAGTGTTTCTGGAGATAGTGGGGAACCGAGAAGCTTTTCAGCTTCTTGCGCCGCATTACCAAGTGCCGACCGAGAGTCTAATTCGGACGGCAAATGATATGTGAACGCACCGGAGAACCATCTATCACGGGAGGTCTCCACCTTCCGTACTACTGATCCCCTATGAGAAGAGTCATCTAGCACATTTGTAGTGCCTGCGGCATAGCCGAGGCCTACATTTGTAGCATAGATGGATTCACTCTCCTCATGTGTAGACGGGAACCTGTATGATCTACGGACTACTTTCCCTGAATCTCTTTCATACTGAGATATTACTTCAGCATGTTTAGAGACGACCTTACTAAAACTAGTAAGGTCAGACAGGAATGGTAGCCATCCAAAACCAACATTGAGAATTTCTTCTCCCGCCAAACGGGCGGCGTTGATTCTGGATTCCATTACCCTCGTAAGAGGCACATAAGGCAAACCATCCTTATATGTTTCTCCAACGAAGGTAGATAGATCAGACAGGGAGTTAGTCGGCTCGCATCGAGCAATGGCAGTTGTTCCTAAACTACGAAGGGTTGCATCGGTTGATGCACCATCCGCAGGAAAGGGCAACACGCCATTGT